TGGATAGGTGATAATGCAGAGCAAGTTTTATTATCTGCGTGTCTTTATGAAACTTCTACTTTTCTTAAGGCTCCAGATACTGTAAACTTGTATAAACAGCAATTTGATGAAGCAATAGCATTGTTTCAACAAGAAATGCAACGAAACTATGCGAGTGAATACGAAGGAGGCATATAATGGCTATCACACAAGCAATGTGCACCAGTTTTAAATCTGAGATTCTTCAAGAAGGACATCAGATGGCTACTGACACAATAAAATTAGCATTGTTTACAAGCAGTGCAAGTTTAGGAGAAGGAACTACAGCTTATTCTACCAGTAACGAAGTATCTGGAACTGGTTATACAGCAGGTGGTGTTACTTTAACAAGTACAACTGTTTCAACATCAGGTACAACAGCTTTTTTTGATGCGGCAGACCCAGAATTTACAAGTGCATCATTTACAGCTAGAGGTGCTTTGATATATAATTCATCTAATAGTAATAAAGCTATCGCAGTTTTAGATTTTGGTGGTGATTTTACAGTATCATCAGGAACTTTTAAGATAGTTTTTCCAGCGGCAGGAGCTAATGCAATTATAAGGATTGACTAATGGCAACATATGTAAACAATTTAAGGCTAAAAGAAATAGCCACAGGTGCTGAATCTGGCACTTGGGGAACTTCTACAAACACTAATCTTGAACTAATTGGTGAAGGATTAGGTTTTGCCACTGTTAATATAGCATCTGATGCTAATGCTACAGAAACTGTTGCAGATGGTTCAGCAGATAATGCTAGAGCCATGTATATTAAAGTTACTTCAGCAACTCTCACAGCTACTAGAACTTTAACTATTGCACCAAATACAATAAAAAGAGTGCATATTATTGAGAACGCAAGTTCTGGTTCTCAAGATATTATTATAAAACAAGGTTCTGGTAGCACTGTAACAATACCAAATGGTAAAACAAAAGTTGTTTATCTTGATGGTGCAGGTTCTGGTGGTGCAGTTGTTGATGCTTTTACACATCTGTCCACTACAGATTTAAGTGTTGAAGATGATTTAAGTCTTACATCTGATAGTTCTGTAATTAATATGGGTGCAGGTAATGATGTTACATTTACACATGATGGCACAACAGGATTAACTATATCGGCAGAACCAATATCTATTGATGCAACTGGTGAATTACATCTTAATTCAACTACTGGTGATATTAAATTACAAGATGGTGGAACTGACCAAATTACTTTTGATTTAGATGGAACAGCAGGTGAAGTTATAATGAAACCTGCAGTAGATTCTGATGATTTAGTTATATCACAATATGATGGTACAGAAGTTATCAGAATAGAAGATAATGCAAGTCTTGGATTAGTTGGTAATAAATTAAATATTGCTAATTCATCAAGTGATGTAATCATTAAACCACTTACTGATGCAAAAGATATTATATTTCAACAATATGATGGCACTGCAGTAATGACAGTTGAAGATAATGTTTCATTGGCTATAAATAATGATGTTACAGTTGCAGGTAGAGGCACAGGTACTCAAACAACAGATAATGATGGTGATTTTGATTTAAGTGTAAGTAACTTTTTTAAATGTACACCATCTGGTAATATCACATTAACATTTAGCAATCCTGCAGAAGGACAATCTGGAACTGTTATGTTAGTAAATAGTGGTGGTCATACTATATCAGCACATGCAAGTGTGGCTATTAATGCAGATATATTAACAACATTAACAACTGCAGGAACATATATGCTTAATTATTATTGTTCTGCATCAAGTGGTGATAATACAATATTAGTAGGTGCTACAGGAGCTTTGACATAAAATGAGTATACTTCCTGCATCTGGTGTTGGAGAAGTAAGCACTGGATTTTATAATGATGTGGCAACACAATCATTAAGAACAGAATATGGTGATTCAAATTATTTTTATTACACTCCAAGTGCAGGTGATAGAATGAATGGGTCTTTTAGTATATGGCTAAAAGGACAAAATCTTAGTGATACAGCATATGGAAGATATTTTTTTCAGAATTATGGTGGTGGAAGTGAATCACAATTTAGTTTTATTCAAATCAACAACACTGGTAATATGGCTTTTGGTGGTTATGGTGTAAATTATTTTGCAAGTAATGCTGTTTTACGTGATGAAAGTAATTATTATAATTTGTTATGGACTTGGGACACTACAAATGGCACACAAAATAAAAGACAAAGGGGATATATTAATGGTGTTGAATTAACATCTATGGGTAGTGGCACACGAAGTGGTGTTCGTCAAGAATTAGGTTATGGTGGTAATTTTCAACACAATTTTTTAGCTAATTATTATCCACCCGGAGGAGGTTCAGATAGTTATGTAACAGGTTATTCATCTTATGCTTGTTATGTAAATGGATTTGCTTTAGACCCAACAGCTTTTGGTGAGACGAAAGACGGAGTTTGGATTCCTAAAAATTATGAAACCAAACCATCTTTAATAGCACAAGGCACAGGAACAGCTATTGGTGATTTAACAGGTCAAGGTGGATTAGCAGGTGCTTTTA